GCGCGTTACGACGACTATATGAGCGCGGTTAATATGACCTATTCAGAACTAAAAGCGTGGAGTGAAACCGAATGTTCTCAGTTAGCTTCACTTGATCGTGGGCCGATAAATAGAAACCTTGAACTTCTTCAAACGAACAAAGCGGATTGGAACGAAAGCCACTACGAAGACGCAGGAAAAACTATTGCCTTCATTAACCGTATGCGCGAGAACGACGCAGGCGACATATTAGAAGACAGCAACGGGAATGTCTGCGGAAGCAAGCGCACTATTTCTCTTTTGAACTGGGCATACGATCCGAACAAGTAATGAACATCGAAGCAGGTGGTTTCCTGAAGGTTGAACTATTCAACGATGACGCAAACCTGTTTCTTAACGCACTCACCAAGATTACGAACGAGGGCGGTAAAATGGGTTTTAAGACGTACGGGTTGAACGAACAAGAAGTGAAGGTACTGAATGACATTCTCGACAATTTAGGATAAAAAAAACGAGGGGTAACTACTCCCCTCGTCAAACCTAAAATCAAAATCAACCTATGAAAAGCCGAATTGTGAAACAAATATACACACTTTTCTATTTAGCTACTAAACATTTAATAAACACATTTATGAACTTACGAGAAAAAGTAAATGCTCTTTTCGCAAAACACAATGTTAGCCTATCTGCTGAAGAAATAGTTGAGGTGAAGCAAATGGTTGAGGCGATTTTAGCAGACGGAACGAGTATCTACTCGGACAGCGACACATGGGCACCGGGTGTTCGTGTATTATCTAAGGACGCAGACGGCAATGAAGTCGTGGTTGCGGACGGAGAATACACAACAGCAGAAGGTGTTATTGTAGTCGTTGCTGACGGACTACTTGTTGAATTGAAACCAATGGTTGAAGAACCAGAAGTAGAAGTTGAAGTAGAATCAGAAAAACAGTCTACGGACGAATCATTAAACGCAGAGGTTGAAGGACTTTTGTCGTTGGTTGCAAAGTTAGAAAGCGAACTTTCAGAAGCTAAAAAAGCTAATGAGAATCTTTCTTCTGAAGTAACAAAATTAAGCGCACAGCCTGCCGCTACTTCTATCAAAGAAGTAAAGCAAGCAAAACAAACAGCTTCAAAGCCATATCACAAAATGAGCGCAGAAGAACGTTTCGTATTTCACCTTAAAAAATAAAAAAACAAAAAATAAAAAATGGCTACTACAACATCATTAACAACTACCTACGCAGGTAGAGAGGCAGCAGGATATATCCGCGCTGCGTTTTTAAGTAACGAGTCTTTGGCTGCGGTTACAATCAAAGAGAACATCGAATACAAGCAAGTTGTTCGTCGTTTAGTTGACGACGTAACTTTCGCAAATGCTACTTGCGACTTTACAGCAACAGGAACGGTAACACTTTCTGAGCGTATCTTAACACTTGAAAAATTCCAAGTTCACAGACAATTGTGCAAGAACACGTTTTTAATCGATTGGAATGCTTTATCAGAGCAGAACAACGAACTTCACGCTTCTTTGAGTGATGCTTTAATTGCTAACGTTATGGCAGGTGTTGCAGCTCGCAACGAGGTTTTAATTTGGCAGGGTGTTAACGCTAACGCTGGTGAGTACGCAGGTTTCGAGACATTGTTCTTGGCTGACGCTACGGTTCTTGACGTTGCTGATCCAGAAGCAATCACTTCTGCAAACGTTATTGACGAAATGGCGAAACTTGTTGCTACACTTCCAACACGCGTGAAGCGTGCAACTGAGAAACCTGTAATCGCAGTTTCTTCTAACGTTGCTGAAGCATACAGAACGGCTATCTTAGGTCTTGGCGGTGGATACTACCTTTATCAAGGAGAATCAGTTGTAATGAACTGGCAGGGACAGTATGACGTTATTGAGTGCCCAGGAATGAGCGACGACACAATGGCTTTCTATCAGAAGTCGAACTTGTGGTTTGGTACTAACTTGTTAGACCAATGGAACAGCGTTGCACTTTTGGATATGTACCAGTACGACCTTTCTGACAACGTTCGTTTCGCTTGTTCTTTCTTCGCAGGTGTACAATATGGTTTCGGTAACGAGATTGCGTTCTACCAATACACTGCATAATCTTACCATTCTAACCCTTGCATATAGAGAGGTGGTGGCATAAAAACCACCCCTCTTTTGTGCTAATAAAAAACATATAATTATGGCATGTGAATTAAGCACAGGTTTTACACTCGATTGCAAAGACGGAATCGGTGGGATTAAGCAAATTGTTCTTGTTGACAAGACAGAAGTAAGTTCGTTCACTTTGGACGCTAACGAAATTGTTACTTTAATTATCGGCCCTTCGGCAGGTGATTTGTACACGTACGAATTGCCAACGCAAACAGGATCGTTCGAAGAAACAATTAACTTCAATCGCGACGCAGGTACAATTTTCTACACGCAGACGGTAAACGTAATGTTGAACAAATTAACATCTGCAAAGCGTCTTGAATTGCAAAACGTTGCGCAAGCTCGCGTGATTGTTTTTGTAAACGACACAAACAACAATTGGTGGGCTGTTGGTTATGAGTACGGAGCAGACCTTTCAACAGGAACAGCAGGAACAGGAACGGTGTTAGGAGATATGAACGGCTACACATTAGCGTTCACTCACGAAGCTGCAAAGCGCGCTTACAAATTGAGCGGTGCGCCTTCGACAATTCTTGACTAATCAAAAAACTTTTACACACATAGGGACAAAGCGTCCCTACGTGTTGTAATTTTAACGTAAAGGGAAAAGGGAATGGTATACCTAAACACAAACACAGCGAATCAATACGCGTGGCTTTCGTTAGACGAAGGACGTGCTTACTTCAATGTTGCCTTTACTCATTACCTGCTCGTTATGACTTACGAAATGACAGGTGAACAATTAGCGCAAGTTGTCGAAGTAATAAACGAGAACGAACGCGTAACAAAAATAAGACTTACAACCGTTGGTTTGGTCGATGCAGGTAGATATCACTACGAAGTGTATGGACAAAACAGCAGCAGCAATATAGACCCAACCAACGCTTCCGTCGTTGGATTGATTGAAAAGAGTTTAATGATACTTCAAGACGGAACTATTTTCTTTGACGTTTCTTCACCGACAATTCCTGTCGATGTAATTTACACAGGTGCATAATATGAGCAACATACAAGCAATAAATTTATCAGCATACGAACCAGTTGAAGCAATTGAAACGGAGAATCGTGCGGGTTACATAAACTACGGGCAAAACAATTTATTCCCACAGCACCTCATAACGCTATACTACAACAGTCCTATTCATAACGCGTTGACGAACTCAATTGCTTACATGATTGAGGGCAAAGGCACCGGTACGATTCTCGACAACGCATTGCAAGGAATTGCTTTCGATTTAAAACTTCAAGGTTCATTTTGTGCTGAAGTAATATGGTCGTTGGACTTCACTCGCATTGTACAAATTAACCACTTGCCGTTCGAAAATTGCAGACTTGCATACGACAAAGACGAAGATGATATTACAGGAATTTTCTACTCGAAAGATTGGGCAAACACACGAAGCAAAAAAGGAAAACCCGAATTTATTCCTGCGTTCAATCCGTCCATCGCGCAAGAACAACCACGACAAGTTATCTACGCACACGGAATGATGGCTGGTTCTTCGTACTACGCGAAACCTGACTACTTCGGTGCGTTGAACTACGTTGAGTTGTCCTATCAAATGGGAATGTACCACGTTAACAATATCTTGAATGGTTTATTTCCTTCATTCATTATTAACTTCTTGAATGGTATTCCGCAGAAAGAAGAACGCGAAGCAATACGTCGTGAGTGGGAAACAAGATTGAGTGGCGCAAGTAACGCGGGTAAATTCTTAATGACGTTCAACGAGGATCCTACACGCGCTCCACAAATCGAATCGTTTCCACTTAGTGACGCTGACAAGCAATATCAGTTTTTATCAGAAGAAACAGCGAAGCAAATCATGGTAGGACACCGCGTTGTTTCGCCATTGATTCACGGCATACGCGACGCAAATGGTTTCGGAAGTAACAAAGACGAAATGATTGTTGGGTTGGAGATATTTAACACGCAGGTTATTCGTC